CTTTGGATGAGTCACAATATGATTCTTCATTGCGCCAATTTCTTGTTTGGGGATGTGCCCAATTACGTTGGAAAATGTTGGCTGTAGAGTTTAAAACTCCAGAAAATTTTCTTCGTATTAGAACCTATTATCGTAATTTAATTCACACGTTAATCCTAACTCCTGAAGGTCTTCTTGTTATGAAGAAATTAGGAATGCCCTCGGGATGTGTGAATACTGTTACTGACAACACACTGATTTTATATACACTTTTAGCGTATGCCTGGATATCATTATGTCCAGATGAATTTAAATCATATGTTGCCTTTGAAGATAATACTGCTAAAGCACTCGTTGGAGATGATAACACATGGACAGTGTCAGATGACTGCCATGATTTCTTCAATGCTGTAACTGTTATTGAAGTGTGGAAAACTGTTGGAATAACTACGACAACTGACTCTTTGGCACCACGCGCTGCAGATGAGTTGGACTTTTTGTCGGCACATACAGTTTTTATAAAAGGGATAGCAGTTCCTTTATATTCACGCGATAAGTTAATGACATCGTTACTTTTCGCTCCTCAATCAAAAATAACACCAGCAACGACTTTACAAAGATGTACTAATCTTTTGCAAATAGGTTGGACAGACTTAGTGTATCGAAATTTTTGCCGCCAGTTAATTGCCTGGCTTTTACAAGAATATGATGATGTTCTTAAAGAAAATCCCCAGTGGATTGTAGCAAAAAGTTCTATAATGTCTGATGAAGTGTACTTTACTCTGTTCACAAGTAGGAAAAGTTATTTTATACCAACCCAAAATTATCGAGAGACGCAAGAAAGATTAAATAAGCTCGATAATGAAGTCATTATAATGAGTGCAAAACAAACAACACTCCAAATAAAACAAAAGAAACCTCGTAGGCAGAGGCGAGGCCCAGCAAAGGGAAATAAGCCTACAAAAGTTGTCACCAAGACTGTTATGGTGCAACAAAAACGTCGAAATCGTCGACGTCGACAACAACCTAAAGGAGGCTCCTCTGGAGCTGGTGGAACATTGTTTGGTTCTAATAAAACCCGTTCCATTGTTGTCGCAAATGA